ACCCCTAATGCCAAGCGACGCAAACCAGACCCAAGGCGGCGACCAGATCCGAGTGGCTCCCGTGTTCCAAGCACTCGTCACCCCGGTCGAGATGCAGAGGTCGTACTACCTCTCCGTCAACAAGATTCTCCGTCAAGGCTCGCTGGCGTTCCGCAAGGACAGAAACCTTCAGCGGCAGATGCGCTACGACCCCGACATCATGGGGCCGCTCGTCATGCTGCAACTCTCGGTCGCGTGCGCGGAGTGGGCGGTTCAGGTTCCCGCCGACATGCAGGGCGACGAGCAGGCTACGGAGCAGGCTGCGTTCGTAGAGAAACTGCTGAAGAACACCCCGCGCTTCACGGACATGATGCGCCATCTGCTCGACGCGCTCTGGTACGGGCGGTCGGCGGTCAACATGGTTTTCGGCAAGCAGGGCGAAACGATCTACATCCGCGACTGGATGCCGATCCACGGCGACAGCCTGACCATGACCGAACTCGGCCAGTTGGGCCTGAAGGTCGGCCCGCGCTACTACACCCAGACCATTGGCGGCGCAGCCCCGGACACGGACAAGATCAATGGCACGGTCATCGGCTGGGACTCGCGCGTCCTGCCGCTGGACGATCAGCAGCGAGCCACCATTGCGCTGCACACCTACCAGCCACAGGGCGTGGATTTTGATGATCCCTACGAGGCAGAGAATGCCTACCTCGGTCGCGGCATGCGCGATCTGGTCTGGTACTACTGGTCGCTGAAGCAGGCCGCACTACAGAACTGGGCGACCTACATTGAGCGATACAGCATGGGCATCCGCGTGGGTAACTACCCCGTGGGCAATGAGGCCGCAAAGGCTGACATGGAGTCAGCCATGCAGAACTTGCTCGGCGATGTGTCGGTGCTGATTCCGAAGAACGCCGACGGCAGCGACGCAGGATTCGGCATCGACATCAAGGAACCGAATGGTGGCAACGCAGAAGCGTTCGCCAAGATGGTTGAGTACCTGACGGAGAACATCAAGGAAGTCATCCTCGGCCAGACTGGAACTTCGCAGGCGGTTACTAGCGGCCTCGGCTCAAGCATCGGCGACCAACACGCGCAGACGCTCAACCGTCAAGTGACCTACATCGCCAACGCGCTGGCCGAAACCATCACGCGCGAAATCGTCACGCCCCTGTTCCGCATGAACTTCGGCGACGATGCCATTCCGCCTTCGTTCTCATTCAGCGTGAGCAAGCCCAACCCCGAGGAATACATGAAGGCCATTGAAGCCTTCACCAAGTTAGGTGGCCGCGTCAGCGAGCGCGAAGCACGCAAGGTGCTTGGACTCGCCGAGCCAGAGGATGACGAAATGGTGCTTCAGGCTCCGTCCGAGGGTGGCATGGGCGGTGACGGAATGCCTCCGCTTGATGTCCGCCCGATGGGCGAAGAACCGGGTGACGCAGGCCCGGACGAAAGCCAGCCGTTTCAGAAGGACAGATTCGCCCTGTCCGATGTAGACCTGACCCCACCCAAGGGCGCAGCCGAGGCCGCTGCCCGTGGTCTGGAACTGCGCCGCAAGCACGGTCGAGGCGGAACCGAAGTTGGCGTGGCTCGCGCACGCGACCTGTCGAACCGCAAGACGCTCTCGCCTAGCACCGTGCGTCGGATGCACTCGTACTTTGCGCGGCATGAGGTTGACAAGCAGGGCGAGGGCTGGGGCGAGGACAGCGCGGGCTACATCGCGTGGCTGCTCTGGGGCGGCGATGCTGGCAAGTCTTGGGCCAAGAAGAAGTCTGCCGAACTGGATCGCGCCGAGGGCAAGGACGAGAGCGCGAAGCGCGGCAGCAAGGATCGCTTCGACGGTGCGAACTGTGGCATCGGCGAGGGCGGCTTTCAGCCGGGGAACAAGTGCGCCGATGGCGGTGGTGGCGGTGGCGAGCAGCCAAAAGGGGTCGAGGGCCGAGAGCGCGCCGCGCCGAAGAAGGAACGCCGACGCGACCGGATCGAAGGCACGGACGAGGAAGTGAAGGATGAGGTTCGCAGGATTGAACGAAAGATCAAGCGCATTCAGTCGAAGCGAGCAGCATTGAAGAATGACTTGTCGGCAGTCAGCAAGCCGATGTCTAGCGAGCAATGGAAGCAGACGGTGGATGCTGCGGCACAGCAGAACATCAGCGAGCGGTCAAAAGAAATCATCGCCAAACTAGAAACGCAATATGCTGAAGATCGCGCTGCACTAGATCGACACTTTGCGCCGCTAATTGCCGAAGCAGATGCGCGCCTTAAAGCAGCAAATGAGCGCGTAGCCGCAGCAACAAAGAAGATCGAAGAAAGTAAAGAGCGGAGCAGGAAAATGCACTTGGAATTCCGCAAGAAGTTTGGCAAGGAACTTGATGCCAAGCATGCCAAGAAACTTGGACTTCCTCCGTACAAGGCAGAGAACTCCATTCGTGGTAAGAAGTCGATGTTCTCCATTGCTGAACAGAAGATGCGATCCGCATACGCTGCGCTGGTGAAGCAATTCAATAAATACTCCAAGATGAGCAGCATGGCGATGGAAATCATTGATGAAAGCGATGCTCTGTACGATGCCATCGGCGCAATCTTGACCGTGGCTCGTCGTCGCAAGTGACGGAGTTTGAGCGCATCTACAGGCGCGGACTCGCCGATGTCCGGCGGTGGTATCTCGCGGCTCTCGCCGCGCAGGTGCGCGACGAGCCGGAGGATGCCGCCGAGGCGTGGGAGCGGTACGGCGAGGTTCTAGGGCAGGTGATGACCCTGACGGCCCTAGCGGGCGCAGCGCAGGCCCACGCGGCCACCAAGGAGCAGGGGAACGACTGGGAGGCCGGAGAATGGCCGGAGGAGCGTCCCGAGACATTCGCGGCCGACGACGGTGGCTTCGGCCCCGGCGCGTACTGGAAGGCCATCCAAGCCTTCAGGAACCGTATCCCGCGTTCATGGTTGGAGGTGCGCCGTATCCGGGCGAAGATGCGACGGTTGGCCGAGCGCATCGCCAAGGCCGAGAGCCGGGAAGCCATCCGCGACCTGTCCAAGCGGCTGCAAGCGTTGCAGGACACGCTGTCCGGATCGTTTCGCGTCAAGGGCGCAACCGACGCGCAGGCTCGTCGCATCCGCGACCTGATCGCGCAAAGCATGGTGAACCAGTCCATCCCGAAGGGGCTGAAGACCGGGAGCCTGTCTGCATTCATCCGGCGGGCGCAAGTCGAGGGCATCATCGGCATGACCTCGGCTAGGTTGGAGACTGTCTACCGCACCAACACGGCAACGGCCTACAACGAAGCAACAGCAGAAACGATGGACAGCCCAGCGGTTGCGCGATGGGCTCCGCTGGTGCGGCTAGTTGAGATTCACGACAGCCGGACGCGCGGCGCACCCGGAGGCGTGTACCGCCCGAAGGGCAAGAGCAAGAACCCCGGTAGCCATTGGCAGATGGATGGATACATCGCTACGGCGGCTGACATGCGCTCGCAGGGTCTTGTGCCACCAAACGGATTCAACTGCCGAGGCTCGCTAGAGCCTGTGACCTTTGACGAGGCCAAGGACATGGGCTTCATCAGCAAGGACGAAACTCTAGATCGTGCTGCGTTGGCACGGTATAACGCAACCCGGCAACGCATCATCGACAGAGGCGATTACCCCGATCCCGGATTCAAACGATGACCAACAAGACAGAAGATCGGTTCTACTTCGGCAAGCACGGCCAGCCCGAGCGGTTTGGAGCAATTGAAGAAGCCGCCAAAATCCGCATCTCGGATATTCAATTAGGAAACGAGCAGCAGTTGAACAAGATCGAACCCATTTTGCAGGCGGCAGCAAATATGGGAGATGAGCGAGCAGCGCGGTATCTCAAGATGCTTCGGTTTGAACGCAAGCACCTTGGAACTTCTGTTCCACAGGCTCCTTGGCATCGCTCCTCCCGACCCGGCCAGCCCGAGCGGTTCGATGCGTCGAGCCTTGACCGCAAGGGGTTTGCGGCGGCTTCGTCCTCGCCCATGCTTGGCAAACTGCTTTCCGAGAAGCAGATGCCCGAGGGCGGATGGCGTGCGGTCGAGACTGGCGGCAATGCGCTGGTCATTTCGTTTGAGGACGGCGATGTGGCTGGGAACTTCGCTCGCCGCGTGGCGAGCAACGGCTACAGCGCGACGGCTCCGGTGCAGTCCATCGGACGCTACTGGAATGTGGAGGTGAAGAATGGCTGACGGCGCATCGGAACAGTTTGGAAAGCATGAAATGAAACTGTTGGATATTCGCAACCAATTCTTCAGGGCGTATGGCAATGCCATCCATGAAGCGAAAGTGAATGCGGATAGCCGTGCAGCGCAATCAGATGATGCAATCTTGCGTGCTGCGTGGTCGGAAATGTCTGGAACAAATTATGGCGGAGCAATCAAAACGCTAGACAGGCTTTCGTCGTTCATGCGTTCCAAGCCATCTGTTGCACAGATGAAAAAGGCAGCGAACGATGCTGCAACCGAATATCGGCAGAACAAACTCGCCGTTCTTTCGCAATACGACCGCTTCTCCCGCCCCGGCGCGAAGGACATGATGGCGCGTGAAGTCGTTGCGCGAAAAGGCAGCAAGCGCGTTGAATTGAGCGGGCCAAACGGCAACGGTCAATGGGTTGTGACCGTGATGCAGGAGGAAAAGCAGGTTGTGCCCGGAGAGGCAAATGATCGCTTTGTGGATTCCAAGTTCTATTCGACCGAGGCTGCTGCGCGTCGAGCCGCGAGCAAGATGCTTGCCTCCCGCCCCGGCGCGAAGGCGACCTTCAAGGTCGAGGATCGCTTCTACTTCGGCAAGGGCCGCAAGGAGCGGTTTGATCGCTACGGGTACGAAAAGATGGATTATGATCGGCTGGTGCGCGAGAGTTGGCATTTGAAGGATTCTGCGGAATACGCAGTAAGTCTTGGGCAAAAAGATAATGAACTCCGACAGAAGATGAGTGCGTTGCAAAAGGAGTTCACTCGACGCGGATTCACGGCAGCAGCCACGGTTCTGGATGCAGCATTGCGAAAGCCATTCTCCCGCCCCGGCAATCCCGAGCGGTTTGCAAGCATTTCGCGTCCGAAGCAAAGTGTTACTTCGGGGCCGACAGGAACTTGGAAGAAGCGAGAAGTAACCGTGCGCGGGATAAAGGCATGGCTCGTTGAACTGTATCGCGGCGGCATTCTGGTTGGATATCTAAACCAGCATCCCGATACGCGACAATTCCACGCATTTGATGGCAAAAACGATCAGCAGATTGGCGTGGGTTCTGAAGCCGAAATGAAGCGACTCGTAGAATCTCTGTAACCATGCCAGCCTCCCACACCGTCGAGAAGACCGAAGAAGGCAAGGTTCGCATCAAGAACCTTGAACTGTTCATGGGCTTCGATCCGTCCATCGACTCGGACGATGACGAGGCCATGCAGGGCTATGACAATCGCAAGGTGCGCGACATCGTTTCACGCACCGGGAAGTTCATCCAGCGCGGCTCGCGTCCCAAACTCGTCATCGAACACGAGAAGGACGGCAAGGCCACGCGGCCCGAGGCGGTCGGCGACATCACCAGCGTCCGCTACGAGGAGCGCAACGGCGTTGCCTATGTGGTCGGCGATGTGGAGATGCCGAAGGAGGCGTTCGATTCGCTGCTGGCGACCAACGCATTCCCTCGCCGCAGCGCGGAGATTTGGAAGGACAATCATCTGTCGGAGGTGGCTCTGCTCGGGCGAGATACGCCGCGCAGGCCGCTGCCTGACACTCGGTTCACGAAGCACGGCTCAAAGGTGGTCTTTGAGCGTCCGCTTGGAGTGGTGCGCGTTTCTATTGACTCCAAGGAAAAGTTTGATGAAATTGGCGTCGGCGGAGGACTTAACACCTTCGTCCCGTCCGCAGGAACCAAAGGAAAGAACATGCCAAAGCACATGAAGAAGAAGATGGAAGCCGACGAGGAGGCCAAGAAGGCTCTGGAGGCTGCTGCCGCTATGGAGTGCGCGGTTGACGAGGACGAGGACAAGATGGCCGAGGAGGCTGATGCCGAGGCGATGGCCGCCGAGGGCATGGAGTTCGCTGGCCCCGTCGATGGCGACGAGGACGAAGAGAACTTTGAGGGCGACGAGGAAGAGAAGGACGAGGAAGAAATGGAGGCTGCTTACGGCGGAAAGGCCAAGATGTCCAAGGGTGACAAGTCCACCAAGGCTCTCTTCGCGCGCGTGCAGGAACTGGAGAAGCAACTGAAACTGGAGCGGTTCGGCAAGGAAGTCGATTCCATGATCCGCGACGGCTACCGCTGCGGAAAGTTCCGCAACAGCATGGTGGAGGAACTGTCGGACGCTGCCAACCCCGGCGCGAAGATCGCGTTCTGGAAGGCCACGATGGCCCGCCTGCCGCTGAATGTTCCGACCGTGGCGCAGCACACCGTGACCGATGAGGGTGGTTCGATCCTTGATCCCAAGGAAGCAACGACCCGAGCCGTGCGTGAAGCGGCTGGCGATCTCGCCAAGTTCAAGCAACTGTTCGCAAAGTACACGGGCCAGAAGGCCTAATTCTCGAAAGGAAACACAATGGGTGCATTCTCTGATACTCCGGCACTTATCGCAGGCGGCACGGTCTATGCGTACCGCTTCATCAAGGTCGATGCGACTGGCCCGACTGCCAACACCGATGACAACACGGGCGTGCAGGTTAGCAGCGCGGCTGACAATGTGGTTGGCGTGACCGATGGCAGCACCCGTCGCTTTGATACGAGCGACGGCACGCACGCGCTTGATGGCGAGCCGATCACCCTTCAGGGTGGCAATGTGGTTCTTGTGGAATGCGGCGGTGCAGTTGCTCGCGGCAGTCGCGTGCAGGCTGACTCAAACGGCAAGGCAGTCACGGCTGTCGAGACTGTTGGCCCCGTATTCCGATATCAGGGCTATGTGGCTCTGGAAGCAGGCGCGTCCGGCCGAATCATTCGCATCGTGAAGAATGGTGGAATGGTTTACTACCCCACCACTCTCTGAAACAACTAAAAAGGAGCATTGACCAATGACTGAAGTTGCACCCGGCGGCGGACTGAATACATTCATCCCCACCTTCTCGCCCGCTACGGGCCAGATCCAGATTGAGTTCACCCGTTCGGTGAACAAGTTCCCTCTGACCCGCTACAGCCAGATCGTGCCTGTGCAGGCAATGGCGGGTTACTACCTCGCCATCGACGAGGAGGAGACTGCTCGCGTCGTGCAGACGCAGGATCAGTTGTGGATGCTCGGCGAAGATCGCCCGACTGGCATTAACAGCGACTTTGACTTCAAGTCGTTCGCTTGCGCTCGCTACCAGTCGTCGTTCCACATCCCGCAGGAGACTGCTCGTCAGGCTCAATGGGATATCGTGGCAAGCCATGCCCGCATCGCTGCTGCGAAGATGATGACTCATCGTGGCGTGCGACTGGCAACCACGATCACGACCGTTGGCAGTTACGCTGCCGACTACAGCGGCGGCTCATACAGCGCATCTTCGGGCGTTGGCTACTACAACAACGCAACGAAGTTGATGAACAGCGACCTTGCGGACTCTGGCGATCAGGTGCAGAAGTTGTTCCGCACCGCTGCCGAGAAGATTGTGCAGGCGACCAACGCTGCCGTCAGCCCAAGCGACATCTGCGCGGTGATGAATCCCATCACCGCCCGAATCATCGCATCGACTGAAGGCGTGCGCGACTATGTGAAGAACTACCCCGCCGCGTTCAACTTCCTTCAGGGTGACGCGCAGTTTGCCACCTATGGCCTGCCGAGTCAGTTGTTCGGCGTGCAGGTGGTGGTCGATGACACCGTGCGCGTTACGAATCGCAAGGGTTCGACCAAGGCGACCAGTTTCTTCTACGGTGATGCTTCGGCCCCCGCGATTGCGTTCGTCAGCCGTCCCGGCGGTCTTGTGGGCAATGAAGGCCCGTCCTTCAGCAGCCTCACGATCTTCGCATACGAAGACATGACCGTGGAGACTCTGGACGATCCGTGGAACCGTCGCGTCAAGGGCAGCGTGACCGACAACAGCGCAACGGTGATGACCTCGCCTCTGTCGAGCCTGTATGTCGCCGACATCCTCACCTGATCGGCTCTGACTCTGCAACTTCAGGGCCGCTCCGCTAACTCCGGGGCGGCCCTATTTCATGGAGGACTGACCTATGGCAATGGCGCAACTGCTCTCCAACACGCTCTTCATCCGTTACGCAGACGAGCGACTGCTGAAGGAACTGGCTACCGACACCAACGCAGACGGAACAATCTCGTCGTCCGACATCATCACGGAAGCCCTGCTCCGAGGAGGCGAGGAGGTGGCTAGCGCGGCTACTCGGTCGAACGCCTACACGGTCGCGGAACTAGAGGCTCTGGCTACGGACGGCAACGCGCTAGTGCGCGGGCTGGTGGCCGATCTGGCTCTGTGCTTCCTGTTTGAGCGTCGCGGCGGCGATGTGCCAGAGTCCGTCAAGGCCAAGGCTAATAGGGCGCAGGAGGCTCTAGGATCGCTCCGGGACGGCAAGCGGGTGTTTGCCGTTGATGCCAACCGAGGGGCTGGGACGGCCTCTGTGTCGGTCATATCGGCTACCACGCGAGGTAGCCTGCACATGGCCTCCGATGACTCGTTCTACCCGCCCCGGCGCACGCAGGCGTACTAATGGATCTAGGGCGCGAACTAGTCCGGCGGCTAGGCAGCAGGGGGGCCAATGTGGCCCTTGTGTTGGTCAAGCAGGCCAAGCAGCGCATCCGCACGCGAGGCGCGGATGTGGGCGGCTACGCTCGCCTGTGGGCCGACACGGCCACCATCAAGGTCTGGAAGGGCCGGGGCAAGAACCGGAAGCAGGTCGATCTGCCCCACTATCGGGCTGGCGGAGTGCCGCTGGCCGACACGGGCAACCTGCTTCAGAGCCTGAACGGGACGATTCAGGAGATCCCGAACGGCGTGCGGCTGTTCCTGCGCGGCCCGCTCTACGCGGTGTTCCAGCACCACGGCTTCAAGACGAGCGGCGGCAACTTCATCCCGTTCACCCGTGGTGCTGTCCGGCGCGATCCGAAGGCCATGAAGGCCAAGGAGTATCTGTACGCGAAGCACGGCGTGACCGTCCCGGCTCGCCCTATCTTCGCCGTGCCACCGACCGCGAAGGCCGAGTTGGCTCGCGCTATCGCTCGCGCTCTGGGTGCGCGTTAGAATCAAACAGGAGGAATCCTAATGGCAACACCAGTCATCGAAGTAGTCGGCCCCCACACCATTTCCGTCGGCGGCGTTGTTTTGGGCCGTGGCGATAACGACGATCTGTTTCGGATCGAAGTCGAGTACGCATATACCGATGTGTTCACCAATGAAAGCGGCACGATGCCCGCTGCGGCGATTCGCACGGGTACGAAGGCGCAGGTGTACTTCTCGCTGGTGTCGATCAGTCGATCTGACATTTCAACAGCCGTGGAGGCCACCGACGGCGGACAGTCCACTAGCGGCTACGCATGGGCGAAAGTCGGAACCGATGCCCAGAGCAGTACCGTCGCCATTGTGCTGACTGGCGCAAAGACCATCACGGTGTCCCGCGCTCGGCTGATTTCGATGAAGCAGCAGGACTTCGGCAACAAGGCCAGCCGCGTTGTGTTCCACTACGAAGCCCTGCCCAATCCGTCCTCGCTTGATTCGGCTATCTTCACAGTCGCATGAGCAACGAAACCCAATTCATCTCCGAGTACCCGGTCGGCGACAAGGCGTTCAAGATCGACGCGCTGCTGGTTCTGTCCGAACTCACCCTTGCGGGTGCAACGGACAATCCCACATCCGATCAACTCATCAAGGCCGTCAAGGCTGCGGTGCGTCCTGTCTCTGATGCAGAAGCGATGACCAACGCCGAAGCCCACGCGCTCGCGCTGCGAGTGATGATGAGTCTGAAGCAATTGGGAAACGCTGGCGCACCGTAGCGATCTTCGCCGCTGTCTACGGTGTGACCCCTTGGCAGTTGCCACCAGAGGTGGCGTTGGGCCTGATGATGAATCTCGGCCTTGCGAATGCTTGGAAGTCCGTACCCGTTGTGCAGGGTGTGGGCCTAGCGTTCGGAGGCAAGGATGCCATCAGCGGCTTCATGCCGACGCTGTTTGGTCGAACCGCTAGCGTTCGGGAACAGATTGCGGCATCATTTGGCGAGATGAGGAGAAGCCATGACCGTTAGTTTTTCAACCCTGTATGCCCGCATCGGCAAGTTGATGGGCATCGCCAAAGCGCAGATTGATGCCCGCTCCGCGCTGCAAGACCGCGTGAAGGGGACGGGATCATTTTCAGGCTCGGGCCTCGACGGTCAGTACGACGCATCGACGCGGTACATGATTTCCGGCGTGCTGGATTACTTCCTGAACCTGACCCGGACTGCAGACACCAGCATCACGAACTCCATCGGCGGCGCGACCAAGACCGTGACAGAGATGGTGACGGCTGACAATGGCAACATTCCCAAGAGCGCGATCCCGGCGTTCAAGGAACTGAACCGCCAGATGCGAGCGGCTAGCACCACGCTCTATCAGAATGTGGTGACGCAGGGCAGCGTGTCCTACGCGGCTGCAAATGTCGGCACGGGCAAGATCATTCTCCACGGCACTCCTTCGCAGATGTCGCCGACCGAAACAATCACCTTTCAATGCATCAGCGATACCACGACCGGGGCGACGGCTGGCCGCGAGGTGTTCCAGATCACGGGCGGGCTGCGAGTTCCGGATGTTACCTCCAATCTTTGGCCGGGTGGTAGCGGCGCGAACTTCACGCTTGCAAGCAGCGACTACAACGACTCAAAGAACACGCTGACCAATGGAGGCTTCGACACCTTCACGGGTGGCGTGCCGGACGGTTGGACGGTCACGGGTTCGTCTGCGCTGTCTCAACTCTCGACAGGCACATTCCGCAATGGGTCGGCATTGCAGTTCAGCGGAGCGGTTGCAGCAACGGCGGTGCAGACGAGCGCACAAGTTGTGCTTGGCCCCGGCAAGCGCATCGTGTTTGGGTTCTGGGCGAAGAAGATCAGCGGCACATCTACACGCGACATTGCGATGGCTTTGGCTACGCCAACTGGCGATCTCATCGAACAGGATGCCGCAGCGTTGACCACATCATGGGCGTTGAATGTGTTCTCATACACCATGCCCTTTGATGCTCCGGCAACCACGGTCACCGTGGAGTTGCGATTCGATCAGGATGTGGGCTGCGTCAAGGCCATTGACTGCGCGTTCGTGTTTGTGCCTCCGCAGGCTGGCACGAACGGCCAGTTCATCCAGATCATCGGCGGCGCGACCGACTGGCGCATCGGCGACTACGCGACCGTGGCGATCTCCAACAACTACCAATCGAATGTGCTGACCTACACCGAGAGGTTCTTTGCTCCGTTCGCCAACGGGATCGAACTGCCGACCGCATCGCCGGGAAGCATCACAAACAGCGTCATCCCGTGAGCGACATAACCGCCACAACCACGCTCGGCGATTTCTTCTCTGCGATTGCGGGACGCATTGCATCGCAACTGTCCCTTGCCGGGAATCGAGTGTTCGTGGTGGACAAGTTGCGGCTACAGGATTCGGCTGTTCCGAACATCCAAATCGAACCCGTGAGCCTGACGGCTCTCGGCGATATGAGCGGCCTGAACGGCTCCGCTATTGAGTACCGCGTGCATGCCGTGGTCAAGGTCGAGTACGACTTCGCCAAGCGCATGACCGAAAGCCTCGTAGACAACAAGAGCGCGTTCTTGACTGCCAACGCGGCTGCGGCTGCGCTCAAGGGCTATGTGCCGAACACGGGCAGCAGCGAGCAAGTGTGGATGAAACTGGATGCAGGCACGCACGATGACATGACCGGGCTTGTGAGTGCGTCCGCGACGATGCGTTCATTCGTGAGGATCATGGCCGATGGCTGACGAATCTCTAGGACACATTGACCTCCGCATGGTCACTAGCGGCTTGACTAGCGGGGCTGTCGGTGGCGGTGCGGCAGGTGGTGGCGGTCAGAACACCGTGTCATCAATCACGCAGGCCATGTCGAAGATGTCATCCGCGCTGGATGTCATTCGCATGGGCACGCGAGGTGCAGGCGTTGGCGAGATTGCCAGTTCCGGACTTGGCATGGCGGCAGGTGCAGGCGTTGGCGGTGCGGCGATGGCTGGCGTGGCTGTTGGATTGGGAGTGGTTGCTGCGGCGGCTCTTGCCATCAAGGCTGGGGTGTCTGCCATTCAGGGACGAATCTCTGAACTGGCTCGCGTGAACGCAGGCATGGCGCAGCAGGAGGCGTTGAATCAGATCGCAGACATCCGCAGGGACATGGCAGAGGCCCGAGTTCTTGGCCCGCTATACGCGAAGGTATCGGAGATCATGCGTTCGCTGAAGGACGCAATTCAGCCGTTCTTGGTTCTGTTCAAGGGATTGTTCACGGCCATCATCATTCCGATCCTCAATGCCTTGGTGGTACGACTCAATGAGTTGGCAAAGTACATCCCGCAAGTATTGAAGTTCATCATTACCATTTTCCAGACCCTTGCATTCACGGCCAATCTGTTCTCCGTGTTCGTGGCAGGGTTGGCGCAGTCATTCACGAATCTGTCAGGCCCGCTCACGGGCTTCTCGCAGGGACTGTCCAACATTGGCTTCAACATGCTGACGATTGTCGGTGCGCTCGGACAGATTTTGAACTCCTTGAACAATCAGCAGCAGGCGCAGAACCCCAACCAATGGGCGATCAACACGCTGAATGCTTTGTCTAGCGGCGGCGCGGCCACTCCTGCGCTCGTCCCGGCTGGCCCGACCATGCCGGGATACAACCCAACCAAGCCGAAGGTGACTCCATGATTTTGACCTATGTGGTTGGAGCGACGACCTACACAGTCAACAATGTGAAGTTGACGCGATTCTCTACCGAGAATCTGTACGAGGGCGATGCGTTCAACCGAACCGGACGCAAGCACACGATTGAAGGCACGGGCCTGATTCTCGGGACAAGCGATCCATTCACGGGAACTATCGCCGACATTAGACAGGGCTTAAACCGTCCTCGCGGCACGCTGTCGCTGAAGTTTGATGATGGAAGCACCGTCGCACTTGCATCGTCATCGGACTCGGGAACCGCAACGGCTGACACGCGCAACGGCCCGCTCCCGAGCGTGACGGTCAGCGAGATCATCGGCGGCAACAATAGGAACGCGATCATCGTCGGGTTCTCCTACACCTTCTTCAACTGCGGCGACACGCGAGTGCAGCGGTTTGAGATGATCGTAACGCAGTCGATTGACGAGGCCGGGTTCATCACGATGAGCCGTTCGGGCACGCTGTCCGTATCGCGCAAGACGGGTGCATCGACAGTTCCACTCAATACGCCGGACACAATCATCACGGGGCCAGCGCAGGCAACATCGACGGGCAACAGCCCTGACCTATACCGCCGACTGGTTGCGGGAACGCCAGCACCGGGATTCCGTCGCATCAAGCAGGAGTTCACACTAGACGCAAGCCTGCATCATCTCACCTTTGCCATTGATGATCACTTGGTGCTGCGCGATCTGAAGTACCCGGTGATGATGGGCGATGCCTCGTTCGACTACCAGCGCAGCATCGACAATCCGCTAGGAACAAAGACCTTCAAGGCCACCTTTGAGGGCGAGCCAAACACGCCACCGCAGCAGTTGCTGGCGATTGCATACGAGGCCGCACAGTCACGCATCGACTTCACAAACGACTTTGTCCAGTCGATCACGGTGCGAGAGCCGAGTATCTACTCGCGCAACAAGATTGAACTAGAGGTGACGGCAAAGGGACAGGGTTCTGACAAGGTTGACCCTGCGGTGATGAAGCAAATCTTCAGCGCACCGCATACAGGTGGCACGACAAAGTATGTAAACGCCTACCCGCAGCGTGGCGTATATCTAGAGAGCAACACTTTCCTAGAGTGGGATCCCTGCAACGCTCCAACATTGGTGCAGGATGTCATCCCGAACCCCGAGGATGCCACCACAGGCACAACAATCACGGTCACGGATGAGAGCAAGGATGCTCCGGTAGGCAACCCGGAAGATCCCAAGACCACGCCAGTCGCTCCGGACGCGGGCATGCCGCAGACAGCCAACGCCATCAAGCACTTTGAGTCTTCGCAGACCTACGAGATCGCCGATACGGGCATGGCGTATCTGGAATCGACCGGAGGCGCGTTCCAGTATCCGATCCAAGTCCGCACGCCCGTGGTGATGATCACGCAGACCGTGCGGATGGTGACGACGAGTTCTTCGCAGCCGATCCCGTGGCCGGAGATCAACGACGCATTCATCGTGAAGGCCCAGACCATCGCGGTAAACAATGCGCCCATCGACGCTACGGGCAAGCCAACCTACGCCATCGTGGCTACGCGCACGATTCAAGCGCAGGCAGCGAACAGCCCGAACACCGTCCGCAGGACGGGCGGAGACGAACTCGGCGGGCCTCCGCGACTGGTGTACGCTCCCACGAGTATTGGGCAGGCACGCGACCCGTACAGCAAGGACAATCAAATCAACACCCAGCAGGTTGATACGAGCGGCACATCGAAGCAGATGGACTTCATCTAATGACCACCGTCATCGGTTCGATCACCTATAGCCCGGATGTCAAAAACCCGTTCAACGAATCGCTTGCGGGCTATGTCATCAATCGCAGCGAGACAATCGACGCGATGCTAGACAGGGCTGGGATTGATCCGAACAGCGTCAACTGCATCACCACGCCCCTGATCGGTGCGAGCCGCTACGCAGAGGTGTCGCTGCTTGTGGCGGTGAATGCAGCAAGCACGCCAACGGGCGGCACGAATCCATTGCCGGGAGCGCAATGGCTGAACGGTGTTGACGGATCAAATCGCTTCTCCATCATCGTCTGGGAACCGTTTGCGGGCAACACGGACAAGCCCGGAGGCGGCGACACGGGCGGGCCGATCACGGGGCCGGGTGTGGGTGGTGGCGAGATTCCAGACACCTTGCCGGATGTGGAGCCGGACACGCGCGGCGGCACGCGCGAGAGTTTCGCGCCACAGGGGTTGACCGCGCCAACCTACAGCACGCTGGCCTTGATGAATCTGGGGCGAGCATTGCGCTGGCGCGGGATGATTCAACTGTCGGCGCAGGAGTTGATGGTGAGCGTGACTGGCCCCGGCCTGATCGCCACGCTGCCCAACGCATCGCAGACGAGCGGTCTATGGGTGGTCAAGTTTGCCGATCCTCGACTGTCCTTGCAGGCGCAGGGCATTGCGATGCCGTCGCGTGGCAATGACGGAACCACAGCCCTGTCCGGCTTCGCTGCCGACCAATGGAACATGCTTGCGGAGAACCCGCTGCATCTCGTCGCTGCCACTTGCAAAAGCAGCACCGCCTATGCGCCGAGCGACAATCCGGCTAGTGCGATTCCCGCCGGAAGCGCGGGCGACATCCCTACTGCAAGCCTTGCCGGAATCCCATCGCCGCAGTTCTGGTACGACGACAAGCCGTGGTCAGCGGTTGAGATCCTCGACTACTACACGGGCGTGGCAGCGAACAATGTGGGCCGCGCGTCATGGGATCGCTACCCAATCACCTACGACTACAAGTCCGTGGCAGGGATTCAAGAACAGCGCGGCGACATGCTCAACCTCGACCTCCGAGGCCGCAACATCGGCGAAGCGTTGGACGAGATCGCAGCGCGCATCGGCTGCATTTGGATCTGGGATCGGTTCTTGATGCGCTTGTCGCTTGTCAAGTTGGACTACGGAAATACTTGGCTTCAGAACTACACGCCGGGGCCAACTGACCTCACCAACATCAACATGTGGCACAGCGCGAACTCGCCCTTCAGGACGGGCGGCGGGTTCAACCAGATCACGAATGAAGTGCCAGACCTGCTCTATGGCACGGTGCATCAGACGCGCCATGTGTCATGCTGGGGCAAGGTGACTGGCGGCAAGAGCGAGGTGTATGTTGACAGCCGAGCGTCGCAGTCTCCGGATGGCGTGCGCGTACCGGGCAGCGAAGCGACCGCGCCGCATCTGGCTATGGCTGGCTCGCCGCGCCCGCCGCTCTACTTCCAACTGAACAAGAATGGCACGACGGGCCGAGTGGCCTTCATCGGCGACCACCTCCCGGCCTTCATCGGATACCAAAGCGACACGACGGATACGGGTGCAGGGTGGTTCACGCCTTCGGCTACGGCTGCTACCAGCCCGATGCCGTCCACGCCGTGGAATGCTGCCGCGACGAGTAAGCAATGCCCGTGGTGGAAGAAAGACTGGACGACCAGCCTAGAGGCCCGCTTGGCGGTGGTGGTGAATCGATACAACCGAGCGCAGTACATCATCGACGGGGAAGTGACGCTGAACCGCATCCCTGCGTACCCCGGCAACTCGCCGATGAACCGCACTTGCTCTAGCGGATTCCAGTACGACCAAATCCACTTTGGGCGTGGTGGCGTGCCGCTTATGTACCGCATGTGGGGCAGCAATGCCGATGCGCTGCTGCTGCCGCATCTCATGCCGGATGCCCGAGTGAAGTCTTACGGCCTCGGCTCGCAGTACCGCGCAAACGGCTTCGTCAACCTCGTCCACATTCCAAAGCGGTGCGGCATCGTGCGAATCTTCCTAGCGCAGTTTCAGGCTGCACGCATCCTAAAGGAAGATGCCAACGGAGAGGCGTATGTGTGGCTGTATCAGTTCAACGAAGTGTTCCCGAGCAGCCTAACCAACGGCACATTCAGCCCCGGAAACGAATACGGCGACGCTGCGCTGGGAGCGCGTGGTGTGGCTTTGAACTTGGCCGAGATGACAGGAAGCCTTTCAAGTGCGCCGCAGTTGAACTTCGACGGCGGCTTGCTGCGCTACAACGCGACTTCGTTTGAGACTTTTATTGCACGAACAGATCCGAAGGGTGTTGCGCCGTGCTACGAGTACGCGCACCCCAGCGGCTTCACGATGTACTACTTGATGGCTCCCAACGGTGTCTATGTGAGATGCCCAACCACCGTTCCGTTCACGGCTCCAAACCCGGCGTGGCAGAAGTCCGGTGCAAGCGGCATCGCGGACAATAGCAGCGCAAGTATCGCTAGTATGATTCAGCAATGAGTACACCATTCCTGCTACGCAAGGCTTTGTCTGAAACCGAGTCGCCGCTGCTGATCGCGTCTGGTGGTTCGTATTTCTTCCGCTCTATCAACCTGTGCAACGCACACAGCGCAGCGGTAAAGGTAACGCTAGCCGTCACGGCTGGCCGAGCATTCGCGCAGCAGGGCGACTTCATCCTGTACGAGTACAGCGTTAACAGCACCGATATCTTCGTGGTGGAGAATGTGCTTGTGCCGGACGGCCACGAATTGCGGGGATATGTGAACGCGGGACATGCGAACTACATCAGCGTAGTCGGCTCTGGGGTGTTTGAGTGAGCCAGAGGCTCGCTGGCTGCTGCTGCGAATCGAATCCGTGTCAAGGCCCGAGCGGGAGTTGCTGCTTCCCTGATGGATCGTGCCGCGATGTGGCGTGCGCTCACTACTGCTCGCAACAGGGCGGCGTGTTCCGACCCAATGTCCAATGCTCTGGCAATCCGTGCGTGCCGCCTACGCAGAAGTGCAACTGCGACGATGCGACTTGGCGCAAGTCAAATTTGGGAATCACCGTCACGCGCATTTGGACGCGCACGATTGTCGAAGAAGCGGATGCCAATGCACAGGCGGCAGGGCTGTACTACAAGTCAAGCACCACAACATTTTTCACGACCTCGTACTACTTGACGCAAGCGCAGATTGATGCAGGCTTGCTGCCAGCGATACCGACCGACAATCCAACTGGCTACCAATTTGGATTCAACAACTATCACTTCGGCGATGTCGATGCGACCTCAAATGTGACGGTTCAGGAATACCGAGACACGCAGGAGTGTTGCAATCTGGTGAGCGTTACGCGCACCGTATCCGGGCCGGATGACTACTACTACGACAATCAAGGAACGACCAGCGGCCCATATCCGACTAGCACTACACGCATCACAACAGACACGCCGTACTACCCATCGGGCTTTGGCTACTGCTACGACTGCTGCTGCCAGCGAATCCCGACAGCCTGCGCTCAAGTCATCACATGCTGACTCCACCGCCTAGACCATCCTTCATCCTCATGCGCGACATGCGCGAGGCTATGGATCGTGTGCGTGCCGACCATCTCCGGCAGCAGACGGAAGACCCGACCTACTGGGAGCGCGACAAGGCCGCACAAGCGGCAGCGCAGCAGACTCCGGCGCACGGCCCCATGCACTACATCGCAGGCGCAGCGAAGGCGGTAGTGGCCTCCGTGACCGCCGACAGTCCGATGTCCGAGCGGCGGCTAGCGATCTGCAAGGGCTGCGATCAATGGGACGGCTCGCGGTGCAGGCAATGCGGGTGCTTTACCGGGCTGAAGGTGCGATTGCCAGCCGAGGCATGTCCTATCGGAAAGTGGTCGGCCGAAGGCTAAACTGCCCGCATGAGCCTGCTACCTGCATTCGGTGCGCGTCTTGGATCGCTGTTCGGCTACGCGAACAATGTGAAGACCGTCACATCGCCGTTGTACACCACCAACATCGGAACTGTGCTTTCGTTCTACGAGGGAACATCGTTTCGACAGGACACCGCCAATCTTGCACCGCTCCAAAATCTTTCGACCGGGCTTTCATCAACGCTCGGGGTGTCTGTGTATTCCGCGATTCAGCAGAGCATTACGGACACGATCATCAACGACATGCGCAACATGTACAGCGCATACGATGGAACGCTGGCAACGGCTCTCCGCAAGTTGCGCGACCAGATGATTGCGGACGACTACAAGTTCCAAGCGGTTGGAACAAGCAGCGTCACCTATACGGCGACAAGCGGCAATCAGGGCACGGGCACGGTTCTGGTGCGCGCCTATCGTCCGGCCTCGTCTAGCCTGTATTTGCAGGAGATGTACAACGAAACCATCCGCATGAACTGCACGGTGGGCGGCGACATCGGAAACTTTGGCGAGGCCACCTTTGCTTTCACGGGCTTCTCGTCATACGCCGCGAACAACATCGCGTGGCCGGGAGGCTCGGGCCTGAACACCACGGTGCAGGCGACGAGCGCGAGCATTACCGCTAGCGTCGGCGCACCGGGCGTGAGCATCCTTGCCAACGGAGACTTTGAGAGTTGGAGCAGCAATACGCCGCGTGCGTGGACGATTGTGACGGGCACGGCGGGCACGCAGGTGACGCAGGGCAGCACGCCGTGCCGTGGAACCTACGCGCTCCAGTTCGTCGGGAACGGCTCGACCCTTACCCGCATTCGACAGCAGATCGCGTCCGGCTCTGGCGCACCTACGAGCGTGCAGGCCGAGACTGATTACGCGATCACCTTCTACGCTCGCGTGGCCTCTGCGACGACGGGAACCGTCGTGGTTGCGCTGCGAGATGCGTCGGGAACGACGGTCGGTTCTGCCGTCACCCTGAACCTCGCCAGCCTGTCCACGACTTACGCCTTGCAAAGCGCGACCTTCAGCATCGCCAAGTCTGCGCTGCCGACCACGCTTTACCTCGACATCTACAGCACGGCAGCGATCGCCAACACGGGCACGCTGATGATCGACGAACTGGTGCTGGCTCCCATGACCCGGCTCTACGCGGCTGGCCCGTCAGTCCTCATCACTTGCGGCGCGACCGACTGGGCGGCTGGCGACTCGGCGACCATCGCGGCTGTGAGCGATCCTAGTTCCACAGGTCTGTTTATGAAGGGTTTTGCACGGTGGGTCGGTGCAGAGCGTCAGGGCATCTATCTGCCGCTGGCCGGAACCAACACACTTGCCGACACGCTGGTGACGATCTAACGCATCGGACGGCGTGCGCGGCGGTCTTTGCGCTGCCCGCGCATTGGGTCGAATGCCGTGCCTCGCCGTGGCCGGAGCGCGTGCCGGATGTTCAGGATGTTGCGTATCTCATCCCCGAACAGGCAGTCGCCAAACTTGGTCAGGTCGAGCATGGTGCGGAGCGATTCGCTAGCGGCTTCGATGTCCCCGGCAAGGCCGTGGGCTTCCATGTCGCGCAGCGTGTCCGCTACATCGCGCAGCATGTCTGTGATTGATGGTGGGCGTGGTGGTGGCTTCCTTGCCATGCGAGCAGCGTACAAAAGAAAGCCCCTACCGCACGGAAGTACGGCAGGGGCGAGACACCCGCAGCGCGGTTTAGTGATGGGGGCGACCGCGCAGCAGAATGATTGTAGCGGCTAGCGGTGCGCGTCCGCGCCGAAGACATCGTAGATCGACGCATCTTCGGCCCAGCGGTTTACCCAGTCGCCGCGCTTGCCCAGCCAGTATTCATTGCCGTCGCCGTCAATGCGAGCCACGGCGTACATGATCTCTCCATCCGGCACGCAGCCTCGATCGCGGATATCGCATTCCAGTTCGATGGAGTGCGTGATGATCGGCCCCCACGGGGACTTCGCGCGGATCACCTCATGCGCTAGGTTCTCTAGCGACTGCATGTAGAGCGTGTGGACGCGCCCGATCTGACCGTTCCCGTGCATTATCCATGCGATGTGCGTGGCATCGCGCGGCAAGCGAGCGTTGTGCCACGGGATGGGCGAGGCCATGTCCGGTCGATTCATCGGATCACCCGGCAGCACCACGCGCATCTCCGGCGTTCGCTTGTGCGTCAGAACGATGTAAGTACAGGCGCACACCATGATGATGGAGCAGCCTATGAGGATTTGCATGAGTTCAATCATTGGTGACTCCTAGTCGGGCCTCGACGGCCAGCAGCAGTTCCCGGCCTTGGCGTAGCCACTCCTCGCTGGTGGCGTTGGGCGTGCCGCCGTTCGACACGGCATCGGAATCGGCTTGCGCCTGCATTCGCACCACATGCATGCGAAGGACGGGCCGGACGCGAGCGAGCAGGCGGGCCTGAATCTCCTCCTCATCGGCTGCGTTGGCTACGGCCTCGCGTAGCGCAACCAGAGCCGCGCAGTTGACTGGCTGGGTGACAGACGATCCGCAGCAGGCTACGACCTGTGGGATCGTGGAGAGGATGTCTGCGGCGGTTTGGATCGGTGTCATGGGATGATCTCCAAGAGTACCCCGTTAGCCCAAGTCCCCGCGAGGAACGCCGCGACGGACAAGGAGCCGAACGCGAAGCCCAGCCAGAAGTCCAAGTAGGAGTCGCTGCGCTTCATTCGCGGCCTCCTGCCGGGTAAAGGTCGGCGAACATCTCCGTGATGTGGTCAGTCGCGCTACGCAGTCGGCGCGAGTCGGTGAGCGCGTCAAGGATGCGCTCGGCGTGCAGGCTGTCTTGGCCGCGCTCGTTCATCACGGTCAAGCGCAGGCGTGTCTCAAGAAACTTCGCTTCATCTTCGGTCAAGTGCAGTCTCATGGGGTGTCTCCTAATTCAGTCTCTTGCGCTCGGCAGCAGGCAACGCGCCTACCGCATCATCGAACGCTGCCCAGTCGCCCGATGCTCGCGCAGCAATCGCTGCACGAATCGCGGCTCGTAATCCATCGGCTCGCCCTGTCCGTGGACTTGAAAACAGAGTCCCGGGTTCTGTGTAGATGTAGACCGCTGCCGCGCTGCCCGTGCCCGTCGTCCGGCGACGATCCGTGCGCCGCAACCATCCCTTTCGCTCTAGCGTGGTGAACGCCGGGGACGCGGACTGGTGCTGCAGTCCAAGCGTGCGAATGACCTCATCGCAGGTGGCTCCGTGGCTGCCCGAGGACTTCACGAACGACAGAACGCGCTCTTCGTTCTCGCCGATCTGCGCCGTCGCATAGGCCGCGCGGCTGGTGTCTCGGTAGGTCATGGCTCCTCCCGTGGGAATGCGTCAGGCTCCGGCTCGTCCAGCGGCTCCGGCTCCTCGTCCACCTCCTCCGGCTCCTGCTCGGGTTCATCACCAAACCAGTAGTCGGAATCGAATCCGCTCGGAAAGTTGCTCATCGGTTCTCCTGTCGGTCGTAGCCGTAGACCGTCAACGCCTCGCGTAGTTTCAGCAGCAACTTCTGCTCGGCGTGTCGCAACTGGTGCGATGTCATGCCAAGAGCCTTGGCGGCTTCTAGATGCGACCGGATGGGCGTGAACCCACACAGTGGCTTGCGGTCGCCCGTCCCCGGCACGCTGGGCTTGCGGTCACACCGCATGGGCGACCTCCTCGCGTCCGATGGATTGCGCCCAGCGCACGATCTCGCCGACGGGTGCGCGAGACACCCATTCCCAATGGTCACGAAACTGGTCAAACTCGTCCTGCATGATGATGCTCGCTAGCGCACGCAGGCGAGGTGATCGCTGCACGCGCACGCGTGCGCTCTCGCGTCGGATTGAATCAGACCGCATGGGCGACCTCCACTTCCACATTGGCGCACAAGCGCATCAGGTGCGATTCGGCTTCGATCCACGCGCTATGGGCGCGGTCTAGCGCGGCCTCCGCTTGCAGTTCCGGCATGCCGTCGCCCGCTCGGTCAAACTCCGCGCGACGCTGCTCAAGGATGCGGCAGGCTGCGAGGTACACATGCACGGCCTCCAGTTGCGCGGGGCCGACTCCTGCGCGGCTCTGAATCGCCTCCGCGCATTGGCGCATCCGCTGATCCTCGGTCGGCCCGTTCAGCCGGGTGTGATGGTTGATGATCTCCTCAACCGTGGCCTTGATCGTGTTACGCATTAGCGGCCTCCCTTCGATGCAGCGCGGATTGCCTGATTGCGATTCTCAAACCGCATGCGACCCATCACGCTCAAGTACCAGATGGTTCCGCTGCTCATCTTGCAGAGCAGGGCGCGGGCCTCCTCAATTGTGCGGAACTGCTCATTGACCCGTGCGCCGAACCCGTATGAACCCGTGACCTCGTAGAACATGTCGCGCATTTGGTGTCTCCTAGTCAGGCATCCGGCCTGCGCGGTGTGGTCGCCCCGACCACGCCCACATCCTACCCCATCCCGGCCCAATGTCAAGCCCCTATAGGAACATTTCCGAAAGATTTGTGAAATAGTCTTGGCGCATCCATATATATAGTGGACGGCAACCCTCGAGAAATATCTGAAGAAATACTGTCAAAGGGCTTGACAGCCTGCGGATGTGTGGTACAGTACGCACATGCAAGCCGGGGCGGCTTGCGAGACACCCAACCAAAGGACACCACAATGCGACTCATCACCAAGACCATCGCTGCAAAGATCCCGGCCCTGTATGCACAAGACGGCAAGGGCATGGACGCGATCTGCAACCTGAAGTTGTTTGTGCCGTGGGGCGGCGAAACCTACTACATCACCGAACTGAACCCCGCGACGGGCGAGGCATTCGGACTGGCCGTCACTCCGATCTGTCCCGAGGGCGAGTTTGGCTACTTCAACCTGAACGAAATGCAGGCCGTGCGCGGCCCGCTTGGTCTTGGAATTGAACGCGACCTGCACTTCACCCGCAAGACGCTGCGCGATTGCGTGGCGCAGGCAGCCTAACGGCGCAAGGCTCGCCACCCCTCCGGGGGTGGCCTGCCCTGCTTCGCAGGAGAAACGAGACACCCCATGACAGACACCAAGAATCTTGCCAGCGCGTTGCTGGCGGCACAGAAGGCTTTGCCGAGCGTCGGCAAGGACGCAAAGAACTCATTCCACCACTACTCGTATGTGAGCGCGGAGGCGATGATCGGAGCGTGCCGGGACGCGCTTCACGGCGCAGGATTGACCGTCCGCCGCGCAGGCTGGAAGTACGACGGATCGCCGGAGGGCGGCATCGTGAACAGCACCTTCGTCTTGACCCACGGCTCCACGGGCGAGTCGGTCAGCGACGAGATCGCGTGGATCTGCGTGCCGGAGAAGGGCAAGCCCATCGACAAGGCGATGGCCGGGGCGTTGACCAGTTCGCTCGGCTACTACCTGCGCGACCTCCTGCTGGTTCCCCGCGAAGATGAGTCCGAGATGGATCGCCGCGACGACCGAACCTACGAGCCGCGCAAGGCAGCCCCGGCGCGGAGCAATTCCACCACACTTGTGCAGAACCGTACCGCAAACGCTCCGGCGCAGCAGGATGCCCCACAAGCCATCCCGGCTCCAAAGGCTACCCCGACCCCACCCAAGGCCAAGGAACCCGCCACGGCGGCTCCTAGCGCGTTTGGCGAGGTACTGGCTTCCCGGCCCGCCAAGGACTGCACATGGCGACAGGGGTTGCGCGTCACCAAGGTGGGGCAAGGCAAGCCGACCGCCAAGGGCGGCAACCGATACCCAATCTTGTTCGCCACGGACAGCGGCGAGCAATGGGCTTCGTGCTTCGACCAGACCGTGATGCAGGCCGCGCAAGATGCGATGGGCGGCGATTCGGTCGAGGCGTTCATTCAAGAGGGCCAGTACGGCTGGACGCTCTACGGAATCCGCACCACGCTAGAATCCACCCAGCAGCAGGCCGCGACCGTCGCGATTGAGGCTGACGAGATCCCGTTCTGATCCCCCGGAAAGGCCTCGGCGTGAGCGAAAGTTCCGCCGAGGCTATTTCACCCCACACCCAAGGAGACACCCATGACCGCAATCACACGACTGTACGAAGCCTCCGTCGCAGCCCGCGAACTTGAAGCGATGCTGACCGAAGCCGACGGAGAACTGACCGCCGAGATGGACGGCCACTTCGACATCCTCGCGCGTCAGGCCGAGAGCCTGCCCGCAGCCATCGACGATGTGCTGTCTCTCGTCCGCGACATCGAAGCACGCGCAGAGGCACGCAAGGCCGAGGCCGACAGGCTCAAGCAGCGAGCCAAGCGCGATGAAGCCGTCGCGGCGTGGTTCAAGAGTCAGGTGCTTCGCACGATGCAGGCACAAGGACTCAAGAAAATTGAATGTTTGCGCTGGCGTGCGACCGTGGCGCAGCCGGGTGGGAAGGCCGCGATGGAGATTGTCGGCGAGATCCCGCCAGAGTTCATCACCGAGCGCATCGAAATCGTGCCGGACAAGGAGCGCATCCGCGCCGCGCTTGAATCCGGCCAGACGCTACCGTTCGCAATGTTCGTCCCCAAGCAGCCCTACCTGAAAGTGAGTTGAGATGTACTCCGCAACTATCGTCATCCCAGCCGTCGAAGCAGCCCTGTCCCGCCGGGGCTTCGCGTTCCCAAGGCCCGGTAGCGGCATCGGCAAGGATGCCGTTGCGGCACGCAGGCTCGCCTACGACGCGCTGCACAGCCTCACCAACGGCACGCCAAGCGGCATCTCCAAACTGATCGGATGCACGGCCACGACCGCGCTGGTGATGCAGCAGGCAGCGGCAGGCTTCTACCGCTCGCCGGAGGAGCGGCAAGCATGGCTAGACGAGGTGCGCGGGCTTGTGGAGCGCAGTACGCAGGGCTTGCAATCCGCCCCGGATCAGGGATGATGGAAAGCGAAACGGCCCCCGTGTGTCGCGGGAGCCGCTTCTGACCGTAACCGCGCCGAGACGGGCGCAGGAGGCTTTGAGTGAGTGTAGCGAATGCCACGAATGAAACGGATGGCACGGCCAAGGGCCGCGCACCGTGGATGCCATTCTGGGGAACGGACTTCATGGCCGCAACTCTGGGGTGGAGCGCAAGCGAGCGCGGCGCGTACATGATCCTGCTCTGGGCGGCGTGGGAGGGCGACGGACTTCCGAGCGATCCCGAGCGGCTGTTCAGGCTCGACCCAGACATCCGATCCGCGTGGCATCTGCTGGAGGACAAGTTCCCGGTCTACGGCGACGGCAAGCGGCGCAACCCACGGCAGGAACGCGAGCGTGGCGAGATGCGCGAGTCCGGCAAGCGCAACGCAGACCGGGCACGCAAGGCCGCAGCAGCACGGTGGGATGCTCCAAGCAATGCTCGTAGCAATGCTCCAGCCATGCTTGGCTCATGCCAAACACAAACACAAACACATACACAATCACTATCAGAGACAGAACCAATCAGAGATACGCTCAACGGCGTTGCCGTCGAGCCAGTTTCATCCGTAAATGATCCGAAGCCGAGCAGGGCAGAAGCACGGCCCCGCATAGGCACCGACGCAGACTTCAAGGCATTCTGGGATATCTACCCACGACGAGTAGGCAAGGGCGCGGCAAGGGCGGCATTCTTCAAGGCGTTGCCGCTGCTGGCTGATGAGATGGAACTGATCGAGGAGGCGGCTGCCAGACACATGATCCAAGCCGTGGAGGCATACGCCAGCAAGCCCGAGACGCGAGCCTTGGAACAAAAGTTTATCCCACACCCAGTCACTTGGCTAAATCAACGCCGATACATCGACGAACTTGAAGCAATCAGAAAGGCAATCTTCCGATGATGAGCCGCATGGAACGAATAGCACAGGCATTTCCAGACACAGGCTGGGCCAACAATCCGAGAAGCCCAAAGCGCAAGTCGAATCAGCAGATAATCGACAATCTGACTGAACAGCACTTCGAAGCGAAGTTCGCCGAGTTTCGGAACAGACGAATCAGCAACACGAAAATTGAGGAATGGGAAGCACCTACACAACGCTCTGCAGTCGGTGGTGCCGTTGTGACTTTGACTGAAGAGGACTACGAAGCCATCTTCATGGCATTCCCGAACCTTCGGCATTACAAGCATGAGGTGCGAACCATGCAGGCAGCACATCGCAAACTACGAGGCATTGCACCATTGACGAAAAACGATGTTCAACAACTGGCGACAGAACTCCCGCATATCTACGGGCCACGCGGTAAGGAATACATAGAAAAAGTTATTACCAAGACTAGCGATGGAACGGAAATCGCAATAGAGCGACAGGTTCTTGATGAACGCAAACAGGCAAGGAACACCGTCCTACTCGCTCCGCGAGAAGTCATAGCAGCAGCCGTCGCACGATGCCGGAAGGTGGGCGCGCTCGACGGCACGCCGCTGTCGCCCAAGGTTGAGGAGTGGAGCGCGTACACCGTCGGCATGGTTTATGCAGCAATTGAGGAGGCACACGGATGAGAAACGCATGGCGACAAGCACCCGTCACGATGAGCCGCAAGGCTCCGAGCGAAACCGTAAGCCTCGCCAAGACGGTGCAAAAACTGTTCAGTCAGGCCGCGTATCAGGATGCCGCGCTACGCCACACAGGGCCGCGTGCGATTGAGCAGGCCAAGCGTGGTCGGAGCCTGCGCGAACTGTCTAGATCAACTGGGTTGAGTCCAGCGTATCTCTCGCTGGTCGCCCGTGGAGAACAGCGAATCAGCCTCGCCGCTCTCCAACTCCTACTGGCTGAATGTGAAGGAATCGAAGCATGATCGAACAAATTGAAATCACTCAAGCCGGAGTCGGAGAGTCTGATGGATGCTGGATCTGGCACGGTAATGCTTTGCATCAGATTCAAATTCAAGATGGTTCAGTTGGTGAAATCCACTCGCTGCGTCTGACATGTCACAAGGGTGATTGGAGTCTGATTCCAGAAACTACGCATGACCCGGTTTTGTGGAACATGCTCGCCTCAAGGGTTGCAAAGAAACTCAACGCATGGCAGGTAGTGGCATGACCGACATCGTAGAACGGCTGCGCTTGAAGTGGGACAGCATGGGAGACATGGCGAACGCCGAGCGCGACGAGGCCGCGTATGCAATCATCTGCCTACGCAACGAATGCGCGATGGAGGTAGCGCACACCAAGGAGATTCGTCAGCAGGTGACGGATCTGCGTGCATTGCTTGCCGAGGCTCTATCACAGCGCGATGAGGCGAAGTCCAAACTTGGCCGGATCATGGAGGGGCTGGAGGGCACTTGCATGACCTGCGAGCCTGTCGGCGTTCGCAATCAGCAGATGCAGCGGGACATCAAGACGCTGCAAGACCAGCGCGATGAGGCACGGCGCATGGTGTGCCGTTCGCAGTTCACCATGACCGAACTTCAACATGACTACGCCAAAGACAAAGGCTGGGACTGCTTCAAGGAGACAATGTGATAAATCATCAACCCGTAGACGCAATGACCGACGAAACCTCACAGCCCGTGCAGAAGCACGATTGCCAAACGTCAGTCGAAAAGTCCCTTTGGCGTGCGCTAGGCGAAGCGCGTCGGGAACGCGATGAAGCCCGCCGGGAACTATGCCGATGGCAGGCGGAGGCCGAAGGTGGAACGCCGAAGGAACACGCCGATGACGAGGGCTGGGACTGCTTCCTAGAGCCAGCATGACACAGCCAAGCGAATTGACCGAGCGGCTCCTAGAGCATTGGCGCAGCACGGGCATGACGCTCTGCGTCGAGGCCGCAGCCCAGATCGAAGCGCAGCGCGAACGCATCGCGCAACTGGACGATGAACTGCTGCGAGTCAGTCGGCAGAAGTCCCATCTGGTCATCGAAGCGGATGCCCTCAAGGCCCGGTGCAATCGACTCACGCACCAGTTGCAGGAACTTGAAGCGAGGGAGCAATGAGCCGCGATACAATGTACGCGCAAGCCCTTTGAAATAAGGGGTAGGGGTAAAACTGCCATGACCTTGCCACGCGAACGATTCCGAGCCATCTCAAAGACCCGCTACTTGTTGGGCGCGTTGTGCGATGCCAAGCGCACGCCGGGGATTCCGAAGCCCATCCGAGACGAGGCAGCAGCGTGTCTCAAGCACTACCCCAGCCCGCTGGACATGGACGAGGCCATCAGCGGGCTGCGACTGGCTGCACAAGTGTTCGCAGCAGTTGAACCGATCCCACGCAGGAAGCGGCGACCACCGGAGTAGGATTCCCAGCGCAGGACGCGCCGGAAGCCACGGATGGCACTTCCCCTTCCATCTCGCGATTTGGCGTGGCACGCTACGCGCATGCCCGAGAGCCTCACCGTCACGGTTGGGATACCACCTCGGGTGTTGAGTCCGAATGCGCGTTGCCATTGGGCCGTCAAGGCCAAAGCCGTCAAGCGTGCGCGTGTCGAGGCGTGGGCGCAGGCCCAGATCGCCATGCACGAAACGAACTGCAAGGGCGGCTGGAAGGCCGCGTCTTGCGTGGTGCATTGGTACGCACGCGACTCGCGCAGGCGTGACCGTGACAACTGCCTGTCGAGCCTGAAGGCCACATTTGACGGGCTGACGGACTCTGGGCTGCTAGTCGATGACAGCGGCATCACGCACCTGCCGCTGGTGCTGGCGGTCGATCCCAAGAACCCCCGCGTGGAACTGCATCTCACACAGGAGGCCGCGTGAAGCGCAAGCCCAAGCCCAAGCCGTCGAAGAACGGCGAGATTGTGGTTCCCGGCATCAAGCGATACCCAGACCGCAAGCGCGGCTGGGAGATCGAACACCACGGCAGCAACATCCATGTGGTCAAGGTGAAGCGACCTCATATGCAGCAGTTTGAGCAATGGTGTCTTCTGCTCGCGGACAATCATGTGGACAGCAAGGGCGCGAACAACGAGATGACCACGCGCCTGCTGGCGCAAGCCGTTGAGCGCGACGCCGTGGTGCTTTGCATCGGCGACAGCCTTGACCTAATGCAGGGCGTCGGCGACAAGCGTGGCAGCAAGTCGGCTTTGCGTAGCACGCTGCTCTCGGACAATTACTTCGACCGGGTGATAGATCAAGCCGCTGACCTTTTCGCACCTTACGCATCGCACATCGGGATGGTCGCGCAAGGCAATCACGAAAGCGCATGGCTCCGACACCGCGAAAGCGACCCTACCGCGCACCTCGTCCGGGCCATCAAGGATCGCGCACACTCGCAAGTCGGCACGGGCGGCTACGGCGGCTGGATCAAATGGCAGTTTGAGTTGGGCGGGAACAAGTTGACCTATACGCAGCGATACCACCACGGAGGCGGCGGATCGTCTTTGATGAGTTTTGGCGTCTTGGACGTGAGACGTATGTACTCCATGATCGAAGGCGCGGACAGCATCGTGACGAGCCACCTCCACACCAGCAATGTGGTTGGCATTGCACGCGAGTTCTTGTCCACGCAGAACGGGGTCTACAAAATCGAGAAGAAGTACTGCGACTTCATTCGGGTGGGTACGACAAAATGTGGCTGGAAGGACGGCAGTAAGGGTTGGGAGGTAGAAAAAAACTTTGGCCCATCACCGTTGAGACAGAAATGGATTCGCATCTATCTGCAATGGGATGCAACGGGAGAGGACAGCAAGCGCAGGGGCGTACCTCGCATCGCGTGGGATGTTCACGATGCACAATGAGGCGCGGCTGAAGATCAACGGGCGCAAGTGGCGCGTGCGACTGGTCAAGGCCAGCGAACTGCCACGCGACCGATTCGGAGACTGCGACCATCCGCCCGGGCCGCATCCCACCATCCGCGTGCGCCGCGACCTGCCGCAGCAGCGTTTGGCCGAAATCGTCTGCCACGAAATCCTGCATGCAGCCCTACCCTCGCTTTCCGAGGAGGCGACAACCGATGCAGCAGCCGTCCTCGGGCGTGCGCTTTTCTCTTTAGGCTGGCGCAGGAAGCCGCTACCATCACAAAAGCCATGAGCGAACAGACCGAGGTAAAGATCGGCAAGCAGGTGAGCCTCCAGACCTTGATGCAGGGCGTGCAGACCGTTGTGCTGCTCGGCAGCATCGCTGGCGCGTTCTTGATGGTGGGCCGCAAGGATCAGGCCATCGACAATCAAGCCGAACGGCTGAAAGAACTCGCAGCCATCACCGCAGACCTCGCACGCACCGTATCGACCCTATCCGCTACCGACCGCGAGTACGCAGCCCGCATCGACAGCATCCAGTCCCGCATCGACCGACTCGAAAGGAAGCCATAAATGGCGAACGCAATCATCTCGACCGCACAGCCTAGCCTTCAGCGTCTCGCGCTCGCATCCGCCAGCGCGTCGTATCCCACGACTGCCCCGACATCAACAAAGCCGACAACTGGGGTGCTGTATGACTTGGGCACGAACTACCCAAGCCTGCTGCGCGCCGTTCCCGTGAGTAGCGTGAACAACGCTACGAGTGTCGGAATGAGGTTCGTCGGATGGAATCCGGTATACATCCCAATCGAATACACCAACCTGCTGACCCAAAGCCAGACTCTTGACAACGCGGCGTGGATAAAGTCCAACATTGCAGTTACGGGCGGATCAATCGACGCTGTCACCGCGCCAGATGGAACCTTGACGGCTGACAACGCGCTTGAAACCGGCGCAACTGTCAATCATTACATTGGACGCGATACTGGTTCTCCCGGAGCCGCAACAACTATCCGAACCCTTTCCGTGTATGCCAAGGGTGGCCTTGGACGGGATCATGTGTCCATTTGCGCTGGCAATGCTTCGGGCGGCCCGTATTACACCGTCACCGTCAATTTGACTACCGGAGCGGTGACGCAGGCCGATCTGGTCAACACAGGTACATGGTTCACCACCACACCAACCAACAGCGTCACGAGTGTTGGCAACGGCTGGTATCGAATCACGATTACAAGCAGGCTTACGCAATATTACCTTATCAGCCCATCAAACACCGCAACTCCTACGAGTGGCGCTAACTGGGGTCTTGGATCATATGCAAGTGATGCGGCAAAGGGCGTTTCACTCTGGGGCGGACAGTTGGAGTTCGGAAGCACGGCTTCGCCATACCTTGCAACAACTACCGCTACGGTTACGGCAACGAATACGACCGTATCGCCGGAGCGCGTTTGGATTCCAACGATTCTCGGGGAGTTCGATCTGACATACTCGACCGGAACCGTTCCGTCTGTTCTGGTGAACAACAACAACTACTACTTGTTTTCCACTATGTCGCAGGTTGGAATCAGCCCGGATGCGTCTATGTATCGGCCATCGGTTTCTACGGCAACGCGAACAGAAATCGCGTCTTGCATGGTTGATTCGGTCGGCTCGCAGTTGGTACAGGCGCAGTTCAAAGCCAGCACGGGAAGCATGGGCGCATACTGGTATACCATCTGATGCGAAACAGATTGTCTTTCACGCCTCGTAGGTTTCGCAGGCCCGGAGTAGATAATTACTCCGCTGGCAGCGTCACTTATTACGCGCCAAATAATGCAAACCTAACGATCAGCGATTACTCAACGATCAGCGTTCAGAACGCAACTCGACTTCGATTCTCCC